CGTTGATGTATTTATTCGTGCATAATCACTCGGTACACCATCTGGGTATTCTTTATATGGTATGATATATCTGGTAGATATAGTATCTACAAAATCTAGATTATCAATATTCACCGTTAATTCTGCATTACCAGTCTCAATAGTTGCAACTGGGAATTTATAATATTGAAATGCTGTGTTATAAACTTTTAAAAATGAATTATTTGTTATTCGTTTAACAATTGGTTCAATAACTAAAATATTTTTATTACTAGTAGGTTCAATAACAATACTACCAGCAGAATCCCTCGGAATAATATTATTATCATCCGATCTATATGTCATTCCATTTGTTGTATATTCTGAAAATATTTCCGGATCTGACAGTGGTAATGGTTTTTGGTATCTCATTATCTAACTACTTTAAAGTATATTTTATCATCAACAATTTGTTCGGTAAATCCATCTACGATTTTTAATTCTATACGATAATAACGCTCTGGCATAAAACCATTCATATCGATATGAATAAAGTTACTTGTAGAATCACAACTTACTTTATTATAAATATTATCATATGGAATTATGGCTTCGTCTGTAGCTGCATCGTAAACTGCATAATATGTAGTAGTTGGTAAATATTTAACCGTTTCATACGGGAATAAATTTGTTGGAGATTTTCTAGGAAACTTATCTCGACTATAAATTCTAATTTTAGCAATTTCCGTATCTTTATATGTAGGTTTTACTTGGGTATAAACTGCATATGATTCTAAATTTGCTGCTGTTAATGAACCTGTCGTAAATGTGCTATTATCCCAATACATTGTTAGTCTAGGAACATAAATAGTATGTGTTTCACGACTGAAATATCTTATATAACCTGCAACTGCATCATTTAATTCATCTATATCTGAATATTGTAATAAAAATCCGTTATTCGGAATTGTATAACCATCACTACCACTTAACCAAATTTTAATCGAATCAGTAACATCTAAATTTAAATCAGTTGTTCTATATGAAAATGATTCCGAATTAATTAAACCAGCTGTCGATCCAGAGCCTGATCTATATAAATAATTACCACCACCAGAACCACTGATATATAAACTACTCGAACCTATACGTATATTCTGACTGCCAGACACCCACATGGATCCGGATATTGGATGATTCCACGATACACCATCGATAGTAGCATCATTATAAAATCCAGTACCATTAATCCAGTTTTCTCCTAATAATTTAGCATAAATAGAATAATTAGATGGTATATTTTTAGCATGGGTTGTAAATAATTGCAATATAAATTTACAATTATTTACAGTTTTACCATATTTAGATAACGATGCAGAAACTTCAGTCATGTTAAATTTTATAACTGATCTTGATTTTTCTAGAGTCTCTCCATCCGTACCTAAACGCTTTCCTATTTCCAATATTTCGTCTAAGCCGGTATTTGCATCTGGAGATGCTTCATATATAGCAGCATCTTGTTCAGCATAAAATATTCTAAACATTGATATAATCCTTTTTCTATAAATATTTAGAAAGAAGAATTAGTAACTTACTACGCGGCCTTTGATATCTTGATTAGGAAATTTAACTTCGAAAATACTAGGATCTAGTGATGGATATACAACACCATTTTTTGTTGCTGTGTTTAAACTATATACATTTCCGGAGTAACCTTGGGTAGTATTATATAAATTTGAATATGATACGCCGATAACAGATTGAACTCCTTTAACGTTAGCTAACAATGTAACTACATCAGATTTAATTATAGGTTGATTAATTTGCCAACGTGCTACATCGAAATAACTTTTCAAATCATTAATACATTTTAATAAAACTTCATTGCTATTATAATTTGGTAACACAGAAATTTCAAAATTAATACCTATATTAATAATGAATGCATCTTTAATATTAATTGCATCTGTTAAAATTCTATAATAATCTAAATATGTTTTTAAATTTTCTTTAACCGCTTGATTTAAATTAACTAGTTGATTAGATGCATTAAATCCTAATACATATAAATTCATTGCCAATGGATTAGCAATTCTATTTGTTGTGTATTGATCTTGTGATATTTGATCATCTGGAACAATATATGCTTTTGCAATATTACCAAATTTGGATGGCATTGAATATGAACGAATAATATAATCTTCTCTTGTAACTAAACGATTTTGAGTAGCAAAATTACTCAATGCATTGTTTTTCATTTCAATTGTTGATTCTGCATTTGCTCCACCAACTGCTGGATTTGAATTATTCACACTAATTGAGTTCTTTGCAAAATTTATCATCGCAGCATTAGCAGTTGAATTCACATCATCGTTATATTCAACAAAATTAACCGTTGTCAATGTATTAGAAGCTACATTATCTGTAACGCCGTTACCAACTGTATAATTAATCGTTAATGTAGTATTAGCAGGAGCTTGGCCATATGTTCGTGTATATAAGAAATTAGAAGGATCGATATCAATATCAACTCCTCTTCTAAAACCTGCCAATCCATTTCCTACATTATCAGGATTTGGTATTATTTCTTCGTCATTATTATCAGATATTCCGGCACCAAACTGTATTTCCATTTTTTTATCACTTCGCAATCTAGCAATAAAACGTTTTGATGCTTTTTTCATTTTTAATAAACTAGGACAATTAGCCCTATATATGTATAAATCTGGATCATTTTCTAGTAAATTCGGAACTGATTCAAACACAGTATCTTGTGCTAAATATGGAACTTGATACCAAGCATCCCCATCTGTTTCTGTTACTGAAATTATATCAATAACATTTGTATCTGGAATGATTACTTGATCATATGGTAATGGTGCACCAAATGAAAATGATGTTGTTTTTACTTCCCCAGAAACAGCACGTGCTGATTTTTTTAAAAGATAATATATAGGTTGTTTGGTTGTGTTATTAACTTCGTATATAGTTACCTCAGTTGGATCAAATGATGATGAAAAACTAAAATCGACTAAATCCAATGTGCGAAACACCGAATTTCCATTTTTTTGTTTTACTTGCATTCCTGGCTTAATAGACAATGCATAATTGAAATCTGGTCGTACCGATGTACCAGATCCAACTGCTGGAACTAATTGATATACATCTAAATCTACATAGGCAGGAGTAATATTTTTTGCATTATATCCTAACGCATAAGCTAAATCATAAATATTAGCTCGTTCTGTTGCTTGTTCTAATAATGATTCTTTTAAATTAGTATCAGCATAAAATGATAATACATCTCCAACATATGATGCTAGATCTAAAAATAACATACCAGGTGATGATTCATTAAAATCAGTGTATGTTTGTGGAAAATACTGTTTAGTAAAATCTATTAAGTTTTTCTTAAACTGTCTAAAATCTTTTCCTAAATATGTTACTTCTTTTTTAGTTTCCATTATATTTCATATTCTTAAATAATTGTCATTGATCCATTAGCGTTAGCAGTTAATGTGATACTATCAGTACTAAATTCGCCAACTGAAAATATCAACGTTATTTTAACATTGTGCTGTAATTCCGGATCATCTTCAGCTGTTATAATAGTTAAATCATCAACATTAATATATGGTAACCAATATGCAATTGGATTTGTTATTACATCTGTAATTATTTGTTTTAATTCTGATACATTTGGTTGAAATACTATGCCTAAAAGATCAGTACCAAAATTTGGTTCCATATATCGCTCACCTTTTCTAGTAAGCAATAATGTTTTTAAATTTTCTTTTGCCTGTGTTGTGGTATTATATATTGTTTTGAATATAGGGCTTGTTTCACTGAATGATACCCCTATTCCGGTTGGAGTAGCGGTAGTAACAATATTACTAACATCAATTATTTGATATGCCATTTATATATTACCCTTTTTTCTTCTCAATTGCTTTCATTAAAGCTGAATAATCTCGTGTCATTGCCTGAGCAACTTCTGGAGCTACATCATATACCTTACCTGTTTCCGGATCTTCCATAACAGATGGTGTTGAATTAGTAGATTTCATCGTATTCCTCATCATACCAAATCCTTGTGCATCTTCACTTGAAAATCTTAGTTCATCCATGCCTTCATTCATTAATTGTGCATAATCATTTAATGAATTGCTATTTGATTCAATCAATGGATCCGTCTCATTTAAAACAGATGCCCATCTATTTTCGGCAAATTGTACTTGTTGTTTTCTTCCCGATTCATTCACCATTCTAGGAGCTACACGTACTGTTTCAACTTTTTTTGGTTTTTTTGCTTGAGCCATTTCGTTGATAGTAGATTCTAACCCCTCACGAAGTATTTCAGTTAATTCTTCTTTTATAACTTCGCGTACGGCTACTTTAAGTGCTTTTATTAATGTTTTTGTATCCATATGATTCTTTTATATAAATATTAATTCCAAGAATTTATAGTTGGCTTAGGCCCATATACAGTTTGCGTATTTGTATCTATATAATAATCTCCTACAAAACCTAAATCAGATGCCGGAATACCAGCATTATAAAATATTTTCGAAGGAGCTTCTTTTAAATTTGTTAATACGTTTAATTCATCTTCAATTAAGTTATTGATAGAATCAACACGTTGTTTAATATCCGAATTTGATACATTAACCGTTTGATAAAATTGGGTCGGATATTCTCCATTAATTGATAATACATTTGCAGATAATTCAGTATCATTAATATCATTTGCTTGTGGAGCTGAAGTGGATGCAATAGTATTATTACCACCAGCATTATTATCCTTACATAGCGAATTAATCGATTGTTCTGCTCTATTTATTATATTAAGCGCTTTTGGGACTACTTTATTAATTATTTTTAATAGTATATTTAATACATTTAATACTGATATTATACCTGCTACTAAATCTGCTATAGTTTGAATAGTCTGTGCTTTTGGTCCTTCGGGTACGCCTGGGACTGCAGGTATTACCAACAATATACCTCCAATTGTATTAGCAGTACGAGATACTAATTGTAATCTATTAACTAAAGGCTGTAACTGCTGTTGAATTCTATTTAAATTGTCTAATATTGTTTTTAATTGATTTAATTTATTTTTTAAATCAACTATTTCAGCATCATTACATTTAGCATTCTTACTCAACGATTCTAAACGTTGTTCTATTTTACTTGTAATAGAATTAAATTTTTCTAATTGTTTTGTAACAACAGGTTTTATCTGATTTATAACTATACCAGGTAGTTTTGCTGTTTGATTGAATGGAAATAAAGTAGCCATTATTAATTTCCTTTATCTTGTCGTATTTTTTTATTCTCAAGCTTTTCACGAAGATCTAAAAACTTGTCTGCAAATGTTGGATCTGCTACGATTGGCATACCAGTGCTATCTTTTAATCCACCTAATGTTATCAAATAGAAAAATTCATTAAACATCTCAATAACCTCAGTACTATGAAGTCCCCATTCCTTTTCAGAATCCTTTTTATTTCCAATTATTAATAAAGGAGAATTTAATTCAATTGTTGAATTTGAATCTAATGCAATAATATCTGTTTTAGATTTTAAAATAATTCTATCTGCTATTCCAATAAATTGAGATTTAGAAAATGAACTAGCATTATCTGCTTTGCTACTTAAATCATTATGAAGTTTTAAACCAGGAAAGGATTGAGTGCTTGTTAAGTATAATGATGATGCATCTGAATTAATATCTTCAACAACGAATTGTTTATTTGGCAAATCAACACGACCATTAGATAAAATAATAATAGGGCTCCCTTGAGTATTATTACCTTTCCATGGGACAGCTACATTATAATGCGTTTGTTCGCCATTTAAATCAATTGTACTGCTAAAACGTATACTATTACCCCAACGTCCTTCGACAATTAAATCGCCTTCATATGGCTGTAATGGTGAAATTGATTTTCGTGTAAAATTTTTACCCGGTTTAATTTTATCGATAGTTTCTTGGTCCAATCCATCAGAAATACCAGGTAACATGTTTTCATTCATTGATGATTGCACATCAATTGATGTTATATAATACCAAGCTTCACGTCTTTTTTCAGATGTAGATTCTTGGTTAAATGTTTTATATATCAACACAAATTCGCCTATCATAGGTATTTGCTTGATATTAATATTTGATGGTTTAGCTATTATAGGTTTTTGATTGAAGTATTTACTACACGATCTAACCTTCAATGCAAATAATTCAGATACATTACTATCTGTTTGATCCGGTCCTATATAGTTATAGGTACGATCATATTCTAAAACTTCTGCAACATCGAATTCAACAGTATAATTCATTTATGAATCCTTCTCTAACTTTTCTTTTGCTTGTTTGATACGTTGTTGAAGTTCTATATCTTCTTGTGTGATGTTATCAATTTCTTCTTCTAATTCAGCTGACATAGTTTTCTCAGCAATTCGAAGTAATTCTTGTTTTTCTTCGTCGCTAATTAGGCCGTCAGCTCCTGAAATAGTTTGTTTAGTAGAAATATAACGTTGTACAATAGCAGTTAATTTAACGAGGTGATCGTCATTCTTAACTGCTACATCTAAATATTCTTTAATTAAAGGAACTATAATAGTCGCATCTGATGCATTGCGTATCAGTGGTTGTAATTGCGATATTAGCTGATTTATTTGTCTATCTTTCTTTTTAGAATTGTGATATACATCGGACATTAAATCAGCAAAACTAGTTCCTTTAAATAATTCATCGTTTTTGTCCATATGCAAAATCCTTTAATATAAATATCAAAAAGGCAATTTTACGAATTCGGAACGTTCATACTCGATAAATTTGTCAACATAGATTTGTTTTAATACTTTAATAACTTTAGTAATGTTATTTGTTTCTAATCCTGTTCGCTCTCTTATAAAAATATACAATGCTTTTTTATTGAAATCTTCAATATTTTCACGGGTTTCAAAAATGTGAAGTATTGAGTCAGCTACGTGAATATCTGTAGAATTAGTAAATATATAATTTAAATTTTCATAACAATGTTCGATGTAAGCATCCATGAAATATTTCAATGTTTCTTGCATTTCACTATTATGAATTTCGGTAATTATATTACGTTGTTCATCAATATCCAATTCCAATGTATTTGATTTTAATTTACTATAAGCTTTTTGATTTTCTGCTATAATATAATTAAATGTCGTACGAGTGTAATATGAATATGCTTTACCGGCGTCTGGATTAAATTTATTCAATCGCTCTGTTAAATATGTAACAATATCCGTTTGAAGATCTTCAAATGAGGAATCAATATATGTAGGCTTCATTTTATTAATTAAATTTTCCGATAATTTCATAAATGCCGGATAAATAAATCTACGATATATTTTTTCACGCAATACGGTATTACCATCAACTCGATTGTATCCGATAATTGCTAATTCGGTTATTTTTGTAAAGTAATTATTACTTTTCTTCGCTCTCTTCGCCATTAAATGTATCTTTTAATTCAGTAACTGTTTGTAATAGTAATTGGAATGTTGTTCCGGTTTCATCTTCTGCTTCAAATGCTCCTTTATGATCAATTTCTTTTAAATTGTTATACGCATCAACAATTCTACCATACATGAATTCATTTGTCAATTCTAACTCATCAATATATTCCTGGGCATCTGCCAATGTACCTGCTAAATAATAAGCTCGGTAACCTAAATAGATTGAGATTAAAATACTCAATACTAAAAATATAACTAATATTATCATATTATTCAAATGCTTTAAAGATGTCAGTTAATGTTTTTTCGGCATCTGGATTATTTTCTGCTAAGTTTTTCAATCCATTGCTTTTTGTTGCTTTTGATTTTTCGGCAACTGGTTTAGGAGTACCTGATTTATGATTTCTCCAACGCTCATATTCAATAATAGATGCCATATGATCTGCGTGGTGTAATAATACTGGTAAATTTGTTTTTAATTTTGCTTGAGCTGATCTAGCAACAAAATACGGCTTATTAGCATCATCATACATACCATCATGTATTTTAATAGCTTGATACTCATTCCACGATACTTTAACACCATATTCTTGTAATAACCACAAAGATAAATCCGGTACCATAGCAAATGGAATATTTGAATTTGTCTTATAAAGTTTACCTTGGTTTTTACGATGCCAATCTGAAGTTTCAATTTGATATACCTCATTTCCTTCACCTGGAAATCCTGCTTTACCCAAATCATGATGCATTGCAGCGAACAATAATTCTTCTTCAGTATAACCAGACATATCAGCGCCTGTTACTGTCCATGTATTGTGTAAAGTTAATGCACAATCCATAACGCGAAGTATATGATCAACATAACCACCGGCAAATGCATTATGAAAATGTTCCATGGAAGAAGCCGGCATAAAAACCATTCTTTCTTCTAATTCATCATACATTCGATTTAATGCATCTTTACGGGTAGGAAACATGGTATTAACTAATCCACGATAACGTTCCCAATTGTCTTTAATTTTTTCTGCGTCTAACATAACTTATTTTTTAGTTTTTTTCTTTGTTTTTGTTTTTGTGTTTGTAATAGATTCTTTAGTTTCTAATACATCACCGCGCATTAATTTTGTTACACAACGAAAACATGTTATAGCGGTTGCATTTGCATCAACACGCTCACATACACTTTCACAAAATTTACAATTTAATTTTTTAAAACCTCGCGGATTAGAACTTTTAGATGGTTTTCTCATTTTTGAGTAATATAATTTAAACTTCGTTCTAATTTATTAATACAAGCAACTAAATTTGAAATAACAGATTCTCGGTCTGCTTTATTTTCTGTAACGGTACGTCCCATTGCTTTTAAAATTTCTAAAGCATCTGTAACTTCATTAAATGCTGCTTCTTTGTAATTGATTGTTGGCATAACTTTTATCCTTATTTATACATTATTATTAACTATATATTATATAA